GTAAGTTTATATCCGCTACGAGTAGCCTTCTCCCTGCGAGCGTAGCGTTCTGCGTGACGCTTCATCTGCCACGCCATACGCTTCTCGTTGATGACTCGCTGGACTGTGTTCTCTTCCGATAGTAATTGGTTGAAGTGTTCTGCTCGTGAGTAGTACCACGACCAGCACTCTTGAACTACATCTTCTCGCTCAACAAAGTTGCGGTATCTACTGAAGATAGTTCTAGCTACGCTAAAGACTATATCGCCAGCGGAAGGGTGAGTCTCAGTCATTGGGTAGCTCGGGCCACTTCTTATCTAATACAAGAATTGCAATAGCAGAATAGTTGAGCAGGTCTATGAAGGAGTCACGGAGGGACTCGTTACTGGGAGAGACTTTGCTATCAAGGAGGTTATTGATGCGAGCCACCTTGTCCCACATTCGCACGCGGAGTCCGTTGAGTGGACCACCTGGACTGTGAGCGATGTTCTTCGGGCCGTAATCGTGATGCTTGCGGATGAGCAGATTTCCTGCTGTGTCAAGGACTCGCCAGATATCTGCGATGAACTCATCATCTACTCTCTTGTTGGTATCAGGCGACAGGTTATCGTACCAGCCTTGTAATCTATCGAGACTATTATCATCCCCATATCCATCAATAATCTGGCTGCCTCTTGGAGATCCTTTTTCTTGCTCACTCACTTTGCTCCTCCTACTAGGTTGGCTGTTGCTTCTTTTCCATTCACCAGATAGAAGTCTGTTATGTCCATACCTGGTGGTAATTGTACGATTTGTGAGTTCGTAACCTCACCTGCGACACGCCTAGAGAACTCTGCTCCTGGGTTGGTGCCATCATCTTTCACATCATTGTCTCCGAGAATATACACAACATCAAAGCCACCGAATAGTTTGGGATAGAAAGGTTTCCACGCCGCTACTCCAGGTACTCCTACTGCTGGTACACCACAGACTGCATCCATAATAATCGCATCGAACTCACCTTCACAGATGACGATGCTCTTGGTTGCAGACATTGTAGCTACAACATTGAACAGGTGAGTCTTCTGTCCTACAGGTGAGCCATACTTTGGCTTGCCATCATCAAGCCTGCGGAACTTGAAGCCTACACATAAATCTAAAGCGGTGAAGTAGGGTATGGAAATCCAACCCTCATATCCTTGATGCCCTTCTATCGGATCTGTGATAGTTCCTAGTCGGTAGCGAGCTGCTACCTCTTCAGATATTCCACGTCCTGCGAGATAGGCTAGAGCCTCGTCGCTTATTGCCTCCGCGTAATGGTGAGCCGCCTCCTGTAACGATTTCGCCTGCTCTTGCGAGAGCATCTTTGAACCCCACATTCTCTAATTCCATAATGACATTGACTGCATTGCCACCCTTGCCACAGGTGTGACAGTAATACAAGTTGTTGTATGTATCTATGACTGCACTCTTGCGAGAGTCATCGTGCATACAGCAACGCACTGAGACGTTGCGTCCCTCTTTCACTTCTCCTCCGAAGTGTCTTACTACCTCTGCTATGGAGACTGAGTTTGCATCTGAGTTGGTCTTTGACCTCTTCGCACGAACCACCCTGGACCAGTCTTGTGCTGGCATCCGCAGTCTCCTTCACACTTCTCGTGAAACTCTTTGGCTAGGTCAGCCTTACCAATGGTGTTGTGATGACCTGCCCAACTACAGCTACTGCAGATCATTTTACTCCCACTTACCTAATAGGAAATCAATGTTGAATCCTAGAATACGGATAGTCAGTCCGTAGGGAGTTTCATCCCACTCATAAACAGAGACAAGTAGTATCTGTTTCCATAGTGGTTCACAGTCACAAAGACTTACTCCATCAAATCTTATTGGAAAGTATTTACTCATCTGCTTCTGCCTTCTTCTTTCTAGTCTTTGGTTTCTCTTCTGCTACTACTTCTTCTTTTGGTTCTTCTACTACCTCTGGTGTATTCCAGAGTTCACTACTCGTTATCTGTCCTTGTGGAACTGGCATTGTAATTACCTTCCCCCATCTCTTATGAGATGGCATATAAGTTTTCTTGCTGGCTCGTATTGGTCTGCGTTTCCACGTACCAATGCCGTCATAACTATTCAGTTTTCTTGCTGACATATTCTGTCCATTGGTCTAGGTCTTGAATAACCCAAGCCTTCTCCACTCCATACTGTCTGCGTTTGACTATGACGAAGGCTGGTGGGTTGACGGGTAGTCCACGAGCCTTCGCATAGTTGGCTGCCTCAGTCTGAGCTTCTGCCCAGAACTGCGGAAGATTGATTGACTTACGGTTCTTACACTCCAGAATATAGGTCTGACCTGCGATTATGGTAACGATGTCACCTTCATCATTAGATCCCGCCTTGGCTAGGCGCTCAGCAAAGTGTCCCAGTTTCCTCAAGTATTTCATTACATCCGTCTCAAACTTGGAACCCTTTTGCTTATTGTATGAACTCACAAAGCCCTCGCTAAGTTAGAGTTATAGACCATCCTGCCGTAAGCATCAGCGTCAGATATCTGGCAGGTAGCAAAGTTTACGAATAAACCTGCCCAATCCTTTCCATCAACTGAATGCTTTCCGAAACGATTCTTTACGGCTGCAACCCTAAGCGTATGCTCAAACGGGTTGTAACCCAGCGTGAGTATCAGAGCTGGCAACTGAGATACCTTACCTTGGATTGCTCGTCGGTGCGGTGGCTCAGTCATAGATCCGTACTCAGTCTGTTCTGATACGTGATGCAGAACAACGACACAGGCTTCTGTCTTGCGTGCCATATCGTGTAGCTCCACCATTATCTGGCGTAAGCCTGCCCACTCATTATCAGATTCAGCGATGACATTCATCAGGTTATCTACGACTATCAACTGTGGTGCGATGCCATAGAGTTCAATGTAAGCCTTTACCTCTGCCTCAATATCATCAAGGTTTGGTGATGAATCAAAGACCCACTGTATGTGTGATATAGCCTGTAGATTTTCTTCATAAGCATCAGGGTTGATACTCATTTGATTCTCTACAGTCTCTTGGGTGTGACCTGCTAGATGTGCTGCAGCACGCAACATCACCGTAGCAGTATCGGTATCTGCAGAAAAGAACAGAGTAGGCACCTTGGCCTTGATAGCGTACACAAGAGCGAACATAGACTTTCCAGCGTTAGGTGCAGCGGCAACCATACACACTTGACCACGCCGAAACTTTATGCCTTTAGCATCTAGGTCTTTCCACACAGTCGGAAGTGGCTGCGCCAATGTATGGGCAGACTTCCAAGCGCGGTCTAACCTAAGCACTTTCCTCCCGTCGTACTTCTATCTTATTTATTCTTCTTAGCTGTTTTCTGTCCCACTCTGTAAGGCCACCCCAGATTCCGTAACGTTCGTTATGGATACCCCATTCTGCACACTCACTTTGATGGATACAGTTGTTACATATATTTCGTGCGTATATGAGTTCGTATGACCCTGAGTCTCCCTTTTCGGGAAACCAAAAGTCTCCACCTGTTTGAGCGCAGAGAGGATCCTCGAATTCACGAGGCTCTCGCATTGGGTCATCGGACCCAGATAGTTTGGCACTTATCTGTAGCACCCTTTGGTGCGCTACACATATAACCTTTCCAAGGACCCTTAGCACTTACGCCTTCTTTGTAAGCCATCGGTCCGTGTTTACAGAAGTTACCTGACCCAACAGGAGCAATAGTTGGTGCAGGTGCAGATGCTACTGGCGCAGCACTTGATACGGGCGCAGCAACTCTAGCGCCTGAGAATGATTGGCTAACGCTTCCAATGAGGGCAGAAAAGTCCTGCGCTGTGGATAACAGCGCCTCAAGTTCTTCCTTATTCGCAGCGTACAAATTGATAAGAGTTCCATCTGGTGCTTTGAAGTTCACCTGGAACTTTGTTGATTCTGGTGCAGCCATTATTTATCTCCAGTCTTTTTGATGGAAAGCCTTGCGCTTTCCTTCCCTTGTTTCATCGGCACAAAGCCTAGTGCTTTCTCCACTGCTTCCTTGTCGATGGTATTACTCTGAACAGTAGACCACTTGATCTCATATCCAGTAGTAGTAACTCCAGTTTTACCAAGCAACTTATCGCGTAGTGCTTGTTTCTTTTCTTCCAATGTTTTTATTTCGGTGTCTACCTGCGTGTAATGCAGTGCATCCATCGCAGCCTCGAAGTCATCAAGCTGAGGTAACTCAGACTTGGTAAGTCCTTTTTTTATACCAACGCATCCCATCTCACCAGAGGCATCATAGAATTTGCAGTAGCTCTGACAGTAGCTCTCGTGCCTTTCGGGCGCAGGAGCGTCAGTCATAGTCCGAATCGCTGCTAACCAATTCAGAGCCTCTAGTGCGATGGCCTCGTCATATGGTTCGGAGTGAACAAGAATATCTCGCTCATCTCCGTCACGAGGTATAGCTACTAGGTTGACGTTCTGGACCTTCCCCAAGCCAGACTTAGAGATCAGGTAGCCATAGACTTGTACTTGCCAGCGTTGCTGTTCTGACGGAAAGTAAGAAAGGTTCTTGACTTTCGTAGTCTTCCAGTCAACGACATCCCCTGTCCCAGGAATGAAGCAATCAACGTGAGCCTTCATACCGTCAAACTCAACGGTCTTCTCCAGAAGGACCTCTTGATTGCCTGCAAGTGCATTCTCTATTGCAGCGTGGATAGCAGTACCCATAATCGCTGCGAGTTTTATCTCGTTGTCATTGGTTTCAGGTTGACCATTCAACCGATACCAAACCTTGCGACGGCAACCACCCAATTCCGATGGACCTATCTGCTTCTGCTTACCCCTGCCACGAGAGTTCTCTTTCTCGTAGAGAGCCTGAATCAAGAAATCCCTAATC